ACCTCGATCCGACTACTACAAGAAACTGGATACTATCAGTCACAAATGCAAACTTTGCACTAAGGCCGATAATAACATTCGATCTAAAAAGTACTTTGGTAAGTACATCGAATATCAAAATCAATGGCGTCGTGACCGTTATCGATCAGATCCGCTGTACAGAGAGAAGATTCAGGCTCAGAAGAAAACCATCTATGATTTAAAACGTGATTCACTTAATGAAAAACGTCGTATCCGATGGGCTACTGATCCTACTAATCCTGCTCGTCTTCATTACCGCAGAAAAGACGTCAAACTTAAAACTCCAGCTTGGGTCTCCAAACAAGAACTTCTAGAAATCTACTCTAAATGTCCTAGTGGTATGGAGGTTGACCACATTATTCCGCTTAAAGGGTTGATTGATGGCCGTCCTGTTTCTGGTCTTCATGTTCCTTGGAACCTTCAATATCTCACCAAAGAACAAAACAGGAAGAAATACAATCGAATCTCAGAGAACGATATAGCGCCGTTTTCTCTTAAGCGATGATATCAGTAATTTGAGAGTTGGCAAAAGCCATAATATATTCTCCTTAGTTAGACAGATCAAACCCGGCCTGGCTCGACGGAATCAAAAGCTTCCATCAATGCGCCACGCCTATCCTTTGCGGTTGGGACTGGAATCATTGTGCTAGGAGTAGCACTCTTCACTTGTCCACCACTCGCTTTCGCTTTAGCTACAGATACTGCTTTCGCCTGTTGCTGGCTTTGCATCGTGGTCTGCGCAATTCGATCTTGCTCAACCTTCCATGCATCATCAGACAGACGCACAGCCTTCGCATAAGCGTCATCAAGGTCTTGGGCACGACCTGCCTCTAGTAATAGAGCCATGTCCCCGCGTACCTGCTCAAAGTGCGGATACTTAGAGGTATCCCCGAACTTTGCCAATTCTTGGTGTACTGCCGCTTGCTCTTGTTGCTCGCGCCAGTTAGTCACACCACTAACCTGCTGCTTAATCATTTGAAGCTCTTGCATCAATTGCATGGCAACAGGATCTACTTGACCTTGTTGCGCTTGATGAATAGCCGCCAAAGGAACACCATATTCCTGTGCAAGCTGGCTAAACATCTGCAATTTTTGCTCCGGCGAACCCATCACCAGAGTGCGATGAGCATTGCCAAGATTCTTAATCCATGTTGCCGGTTGAATGTTGTTCTGCTGAAGAATCGGCATGAACTCATTCATTACATTAGTCAACTCGCGAGCTTGTTCAGCTTCGCCTTTAAACGCCGCTACGCCACTGGCATATTGCTTCTCACGCTCAAAATTGTATTCATACAATTTACGTGCTTCATCAGCGCTCAGCGCTTCACCACGGCCCAATTTATCCTGAAGCGGACGATATTCTTTGCGCCAGGTAGTCAACTCGCGCTGAGTCATCTGCTGTTCTTCAGGCGTAAGCGGATCTTTCTGTGCTTCTACCTTGAGAGCTTCAGGAGCAAATTTGCCCTGCTCATCCCTAGCGCGGTCGATTACCGGCTTCGTTTCTGGTTGCGCAGTTTCAATATCATCAAAACTTGCGGCCAACATATCGCGTCGGGATTCCGGCTGACTTACTTCAATTTCTTCGTTCATTTAATCCTCTCAAGTAATCGAGAAAGAGTTATTTCAATTTTTCATTTACCGTGCGGATAAGAGTATCTTTTAATCCATGCGGTGGCGCAATATGTTTCTTCGGTGCTTCTACTTTTTCATTGCCGACTTCAATTACATTATGTTGCTTCAAATGCGCTTTATGCTGAGAGCGACTAGTAATCCAACTACCATCACACATACTCTGATAGGGCTGAATATCAGCGGCTACCATTGGAGCGATTATTTTACGCTGCATTGTAATGCCACAATGCTTTGGTAAATCATCATTCATCTTGGAGATAGAACGATAAATATCCTCTTCATGGCCGCATTGGCACATCATGGCGTAAATAGGCATTATTGTTTCACCTCATCATCAGCACTTTCAGCAGCATTAATCTGTTGATTAGTCAAAGTAGTTTGAGCAGTAATTTGCGCCTGCTCCAATCGTGCCTCATTATTCATCGAAGCAATAAGCACTTGAATTTGACCGCGCATCGATTCCAGTTCTTTAGCATTTGCTTGTCGCTGAGCTTCCAATTGCGCTTGTAATCTAGAATCCATCTCGGCTCGTTGTGCTTCCAATTGATTACGCAATTGATTTTCTTGAGCCTGAAATTGTTGACGAGCCAATTCAAGTTCTTTCTCAGCCTGAATCTCACGATCTTTGAGCATTGCCTGCAATTGAGCCTTTTGTTGCTCCTGCTGCATACTCGCTTGCGCTGCCATTTCTTCCTTGCTCGGCTTAGGCTGTGGGTTCTGTGCTTCTTGCGTCAATTGATCAATCATTTGATCAATTGCACCTTCCACCGTCTTTCCTACCTTGAATCCGCTTACGCCATATTTGAGAAGAAGAGCAGATAAGGGAGCAAGCTGGGGAGCTTGCTGAACAGCAGCCATGGCATCACGCAGGAAGCCAGAAACGGCACCCAAAAATTGAACACGGTCATTTTTTTCCTGTTCCTCATTCATCTGCACCATAGAATCGCTCGACACTTCGATACGGAAGCCCATTAATGGACCTTCGCGAGTCTCAACTTCTGGATTCATAGCACGATCACCCATTAGCAATTGAATTGCCTGAGGGATCATTTGTTGATCTGTTGGCTGAATTTGGTCAGCCGCTGCAATCTTGAGGAAGTTTTCAGGTTGGAAATGTTTACAGATAATCTGCGCTTTGATCTGCAATAGTTCAGTCGCAAATTTGACAACCGCTTCCTGATTGGAACGCAGACGCATACTGCCATATTGCCCTTTGAGCTTCTGCGCACCATAAGTCTCTTGTGGATCAGAAGACCCGCGAACGATATCCGAGATACCCATCAACTCGTAAATCTCGTTCTTGACCGCCTCCATAGCTTGATAAGCCTCGTTCAGCGCCGCAACAATAGGAGCAATGTCAAACAGATCAATTGAGCCTTTTAGACCTGCTTTCTCTGAGAAGTTCTGGAAGCTCTTGACAGGAATCAGATCCCCGTTGCCAGCTTCTTTGAACAGGCGTGCAAGTTCAGGAATTGCAGCATCATAGACGCCTTTCACTACGAGCATCTTAATCAGGCCATCAATGCGAACAGCCAGTTTATTAAGCTGCTGAGCCTGATCCTGATATTGTTTATAGTCTGGAACCGGGACTAGTGTATCGCTGGTCAACGTGGCATACAGAGGGCGAGGGCATGGGAAGAAGTTTTCAAGGCCAAGCGGATCAGGACGCTCATCAATGATCTGCTTCAGTGTCTTGGAGAACCAAATGGCCTTCTGATTCTCTTTATCCCAAATCTCATAGATACACGCCTGTGACTTCGCATCTTGGCTGCTATTCTGGGTGAAATTGCCGTTATTGATGGCGTCAGGTTTGGTATCGAGAGGAATGCGGTAAGCAATCTCTTCACCAAAGCGCTTAATCAGCGCATCACGATTCATATAGACTTTGCGCCATACTGCCGGGACTTCTTCCCATGTGCGCGCTACTACATGTCCAAAATCCTTCCAGTGGACATAATCCACAGGGCAGCATTCGTATTCAATCTCTTCGATCTGCTCGCCTTCGACCCCTGCGTCAGCATCGTCAGTAACTTGAAGACCATCTTCTGGCTCGCCTGGCAGAGCAACAATATGCGGCTCATAGCGCACCCATGCTTGACCACGACCGCCTAGGAAGCGATCTCGCACGCAGTTTTCCATTGCAGCGCCATAATCGGGATAGTGATCAACTTCAAAGCAAAGTGCGCGCTCAAGCAAAAGCGCGGCCACTCGTCCTACCGGATCAGTATCACGGTAACGCCTGGAAACATCAGGCTTCGGAAGGCGGGAGAAGACTGCGGGAAGAAGCGTTTGAATGTTCGACCAAAGGATATTGAAATTGACCGCTTGAGTGTTTCGATTATCAGCATTGCTGTCGAAATCACGATAAATCTTAACGATCTTCTCTGCGCGATTCTCCCATTTCTTGAATTCGCGCTCATAAGATGCAATGGCTTCCACCCATTTTTGAGATGGACTAGTAACAATATCTCGATTATCAGTAGTTGCCATTTATATGCGCCCTTGTTCTCTTTTAGGCGTAGATGCCCACATTTCTTCTAGTGTAACATTATTTTTGTTAATACCAACGAATATACCGCGCATATCTTCAGGTTTAGGCGCTGGCGGTTCGGCTTGCTGCATTATCTGACAGCCATAACTAAATCCATCGCCATCATGGGATGACCAATCGTGAACCGGATCAGAGCCAAATATCTTTGCTTCCTCGTCATATTCATAGCGCCAGTTACGCAATCCATCTAATCCGCGCTCGCATTTAGTCTGATTGAACTTAATCTTGCCAATCATTACCCTGGCGGCATTAACACGGTCTGCAATAGAAGATCGTGGAACCATGGCAACGTGCTTTGTACCGAACTTCTCAATGAAGATTTCGACTGCACTATGCTTAGCACTGAATGTTTTAGCTCGAGCATCATGTGGCATCCAGATTCGGCCTAATGCCGGCTTGCCGTCGCTATTTTTGTACGCCTCAAGCATATTGGACAGCTTGTAGCACCATTCCTCAGCATCAATCGCCCATCCGCTTGCATAATCAATGATCTGATAGCCACCAATCTGAGGCTGCCAGAACCACCAAGTGGCTGTATCACGTCGGCCTAAGTCGCATGTAATCTCGATTGGTGCTCCATATGGATCATATTGCACATTATCACTTACTCTGCCTTCTTTTTCAGCAGCAGCAATAGAACGAGCTAGGATTGCGCCCATGATCGCAGCATCGAAAGAGCATAGATATTCCTGCTCAAACTTCGCTCGGCCGTAATCCTCGCCGAATGAATCGATGTATTCCTTGAGTTCAGCCGCCAATTGGGCAGGCGTCATCGTTCTTACGTCATAGGCATCCAGGCGCTGAGCAAATACGTCCAATCCTGCACGCATGTTCTTTTCTGCTGCTGCGAACGTCGTATAGGCGTGATTCCTGCCGCGTGGGGTTGTGATAAACGCTTGCCAACCGTTGTTTTCAGCAATGATTGGACGCAAGTAAGCCCTAACATTCGGATTGGATAGCGCCCATTCGGAATAGACAATACCAGCAGGAGTTGTACCGACCAAGCTATCAGGGTTATCCGAGCCTACGACTTGCCATGTGCTGCCGTTGATGAACTCAATGGTCATTTTGGTGTTGTCTACTCGGCGGCGCAGTTCATGCGGGAATGCTTCGTCAATACGTTTCTTGCCTGTCGTGGGATTAACTGCGTCCCAAATAGCTTTGCGAGCCTGGCTGTACTCAGGGAGCATGTGCCAGTAGTTAGCAATACGCTCAAACGATGCACATGCGGCCCAATGAAGACAGACAGCGTCTTTGCCAGCCCTTCGCGGCCAGATCAATTCAGCATGCCGGCCACCGTTCTCCAGGTATGACCATGCGGCCATCTGATATTCACGTGGACGCCAATTGTTCGGTAGCTGGATTGTCGCCATTTATGGTGGAGTGACAGTCAGATGTACATAAGCCTGAGGGCTGGCAGCTACTCCCAAGACATTTACTCCAAGAACAGATACAGAGGTAGTCTTAGTGATTTGGACGGTCACGCTTGTATTGCTGACTGCCGTAATCTGCTGATTCCAGATAGCCCCCGCTGTGCCATCTTCCACAGAGATTTGGACGTTAGGAATGACACCAGCACCATATGCGATTGGGAATGTCCAGGTGAGCGCGCCCGATGTATTGGTCTGCGCTCGTATGCGCTGAATCTCACAGATATTAGGCTTGTTCAGAATCTGCGACGGCCCGGCACTAGATTGCCAATCCGCATTGCAATGCCCGCTTCGATTAGCGGCATTCATTAGCTCGATTCCCCAGCGTAGAATTCCACAGTAGCTGTGCCAGAACGAGTAATAGCACTGACAAACTTTGCACTGTCGGCTGGAATAGAGAAGTTAACGTCAGCATTCGGAGCGACATAGCAGCTAGTCGTAAGCCCATTGCTCGGCAGTGTTGCAATCGCTGTAGCCGCAGTATCACCTACCGCGATGAATACTGCGCTAGTTCCTTCATTCACCACTCGCAGCGTATTGCCAGCATTCGATAGCTGAACAGGTGTAGGCGCGCTGGCAGTAGCTGCAAATGTGGTTACTTTGGATTGGGCGCTAAATAGATTTGCAGTTTGCATAATGTCCTCAATTTGTATAGAGATGGCCTTCCCAATCCATACTCACAATCATTGAATTATTACTTGTTCCAACGCATTGTGGAATGAAATTGAATCGTTGTGCCACACGAATCTTTGTTTCAGCCCGAAGAGTAAATGGCCCCATGTCCGTGCATGTAATCGCTTTAGGCGCTGAAACTGATCCGTTAGGATTGCGGAAGTTTAAACGGAAATCCGCGCCGCGTGGAGTACCAGTTAATCCAGAAGATAGAATCTTTGCCTCCATGGAGAATATCTCCAATGTCTTACCAATTGGCACAGTATAAACAGCGTTGGAAAGATTTCCAGTGAATGCCGGAATAATGCCACGTGTTTTAGTGTTATCTGCTGCCCCACCAGTAACACGAATAGTGATATCGCCTTGGTTCTTTACTCGTTGTGCAGCAGATGTGATCCTGCCGGTAGTCGCACCATTTAGCCAGGCATAGGCAGCAGCGTTCGGAAGCGTGACAGGCGTTGTACCATTGAGATTGACTGTGAAGGCCGCGATTTCGTTGTAGCTGAAATCGAGAATAGTGAATGTGACGGTTTCGGAACCAGAACCGCCTACAGTGTCATTGAGGCTACTAGAGACAACTTCCCAAGACTCGTTAGCCGTCGGGAAGGTCATTTCGTTGTTCACTCCCGCCCAAATGTCTTGAGCGGCCGATAGGCTAGAGAATGCGGTAGCGATCGATCTGGTA